ACTTGAGCCTGAACGGCCTTCAACGGCGCGGTAGCGCGGTCGATGGCCTGCAACTCAAATACGAGTCTTTCGCTCATTGTCCTCGCGCTCCTTTATGACGGCAAAGTAGGCCATCCACTCATTATACTCATCAACAGAGATTTGCTCAATCTCAGAGATGGTTTTGCCCAACCTGTCTGCCATCGCTATCAGGTTGAGCCTGAATGGATTGCCCCTTAGTTTTTTGCGTGGTCCTCAATGCTGCCAGCATTGAACACTGCGCCGAAAACCTTGGCGATGACGCCGACAGGTTCGCTCATCAAGATCGGCTTGTCTTCCAACGTGAAGGCCTTGTCACCCTTCTCGTCTTCACATTTTTCGATCAGCATTTCGACCATCGCCCCAAGGGTCGTGTTGGTCAGGAAGTCCTTGTACTTCCGCTGAACCTTTTCGATGTCCCGTGCGCTGACAGACGTGAAGAAGAGGCGAAGGGGGGTTTCCCCCTCGCCCCATTCTTCCACATCAACGAAGCCGCGCTGTTGCTCAGCCCGCTTGGCTGCGATGCGTTTTGCAAGGCTCATTAGGCAGCCGTCGCTTGGCTAAGAGCGCCAGTGCCTTGGACCGAGATCGACATCTCAACCAAGCCATCATAGGACGCCGAAATCGAGCGGCCAGTGACCAGAGCGGTCCCGGTGTAGTAGATGTCACCAGTGGTCGAACCTTCGGGGTAGAGGTTCAGCGTGACGGATGCACCGATGGTCAGAGCGCCTTGGCCCGTGGCGTCGGTCTCGTCCCACAGAACGTGTCTTCAAGCGTGTCCGCCGATTCTTCAATCGAGTACGACCGAATCTCGGCAATAGCGTTGGCTCCGACTTTCACGGTGCCTTCGCTGCCAGCGTGCGTAGCCATAGCAGGAGCCTCCTTTTATCTGGCTGTTTCAACGTCGGTTAAACTGGTGACGTAACGAACAGAGAATGTCAGCGTAGCGATGCCGACAGGCTGTTCGGTTTCACCAGAGAAATCGATGCTCGTTGATGTTAGCACCGATTCCTTCGCAATGCCACCGAGCGTGAAGTCTGCTCCGATAGCTTCTTCGATCTGCACGGCGATGGCGTCAATGGCGCTATCAAGCGATGCAGTTGCATTCTCATAAACGGACACAGCGATGTCCACAGTGCGGTCAAGCGACTTGGAACCCATCGTCGCGCCCATCGTCATCAGGCCGGAGGATTCGCTGCCGATGGTCACCGTGATCGCTGGCAGCTTGGCCTGCGTCAGGGGATAGACGCGGGTCGCGTAGACCCGGCTCGACACCAGCGTGACACCAGCCGTCAGCAAGGTCACGAACTGATCGCGGATCTGCTTGCGGACGTGAGACATCACTGCTTCTCCAATTGAACCACAGTGACACCAGTGCCATCATGTATCCATGCACGCACCTTATAGGTTACGGCAGAGATTACCATCGTCTGATCTTCTGCAATCGCAGACACGTCGGATGTGCGGCAGGTCAGGCGAGGCTGCTCTTGATGAACAGAGACGAAACCGCCCGCGTCAACGGGGACGGTTTCATTGTCAAAGATGCCTTTGATGGTCGATCCGCTATAGGTCACCGACACAGCGAACTCGTCGGTGTTGAATAGGGTCAGCAGATCGGCGGCAAGTGGCAGAGCCATGATCAGGCCTTCTTCCCACGCTTGGCAAGCTTAGGACCGTCGCTGTCTTCCAGAGCCACGCTGCGGTCAACAGTCTGCGTGACCTCGCGAGCCTCGCAGGCCTGCACACGCTTCATGGCTGCCAGTGACTTGCCCTCCTGCTCGGAGAGTTCGACGATGTCGCCAGCGTTACGGGCTTCACCGCCAGCCACGCAGGATTTGAGGATCAGGTAGCTTGCCATTTTAACCTCCTGTTGAGGTTGGGGGCGACCGAAGCCGCCCCCATTCCATTTCAGTGTCATCAGACGCCGTCGTTGTTGTAGGCGAACGACACGGCATGGCGAACCGCCACATCGACCGTCTGGAGGGCGCGGACGCGAACCGTACCCGAGGACGAAGCGGTGTAGGGATCGACCAAGATGTCCAAGCCGCCGTACATGCCGATCAGCAGGTCAGCGAAGTTGCCGAAGAACAGGTCGCCAGAGGTGACTTGGTTCGACACAATCGCGCGGTAGCCGTTGATCGTGTTGCCGGGCTGCTCGACCACGAAGAGGCCTTGGCCGGAAGCCTTGGCAGTGGTCTTCAGCGCGCCGTACATGCCTGCGGGCAGGATGTAGGCGAGGTTGCCCAACAGAGCGTTGTCCTCGGCCACAGCGGTTTCGAGAGCCACGACTTCAGCGAAGGTCGGGTTGGCCGCAGCAAACGAGGTCGGCTTGTTGACGCCCGAGACGTTCTTGATGCCAGTGGGCTGGCCCGAGGAACCAGAACCAGCCAGAGCGCCGAGGTCGATGGCCAAAGCGATAGCGCGCGACAGGTCGTCACGAACCAAAGCTTCGATGTCCGGCGAGGACTGCATCATCATCAGACGGGTGATGTCGGTGAAGGCACCGAGGGTCTTCGGGGTCATGGTGACCTGACCGAAGGTCGGTTCCGATTCCGAAGCCGCGCCACCTTCCGTCGAGATCCAGCCAGCAGCCGAGGCAGTGGCCTTCTTCGGAATGGCGACGTTGCCTTTAAGGCCCGTCAGCATGGTAGCGCCAGCCTGCATCACCGACGAAGCGTTCCGCAGAACGTCGATGAAGTCGCCGCCACGGAAGTCCTGCGCGATCACGCCCGAGTCATCAGTGGTGTTCAGGTCACGCTTGGCCCACGAACGCAGAACGTCGGTCGGGATCATCAGACCCTTGGCGTCAGCGCCGATGGCGCGCTGGGCAGCAGCCGAAGCTTCAAATTCGAAGCGGGCTTCTTCCTGTGCGCGGAAGTCGGTCGGATTCGCCATGGCGCGGATAGCAGCCATGAGCGAGAACTTACGGACTTCTTTCTGGGTCAGACCCAGATCAGCCGAGGTGTCCAGCGGCTTGTTGCCAATCGCTTCGAGCAGTTCACCACGGAATTCCGCGAGAGAACGGCCATTTGCGATGGCTTTGTCAGCCAGATCACGCTTGTTGTGCGAAGCGCCGAGACGGATCATCTCAGCAGCATCTTTGGCGGCGGCGCGGGCAGCTTCGGCCTTGACCGCTTCCAGATCAAATTCAGCCATTTTGGCCTCCTTGATAGGGGTTGCAGGGATAGAGGTGGTCAGGTCGTCAGCCGCCGATCTACCCACGCCGACTGTCCTGTCTGCGGGAATGGAAACGATGGAAACTTCCATAGGCATCCAAGAAGTGGCCCGGTACGTTTCCTTGCCCTCCTTGTCGAGTTTGTTGATCTGATAGCCGACCGAGATGTTGGCGCGGATGCCAAGGTCACCGATTCTACAACGCCGATCTGCTTGGTCGGATCGTGATCCAGCAAAAGCGGCGCTCGACCAGAATTCAAGAACGACAGATCGATGCTGCCGGGCTTGTGGTCGAGAATTTCAATACCGAAAGAACGCTCCACAGGCTCTTCCGAGGAGACAGCGATTTTCACGCGGCGCGCATCAGTGTCGATGACCTGATCCTCAAACGCCATTGCGCGGGTTTCGATGCCATCGCGCGAATACCGAACTTCCTCCAGTTCAGGCTCTTCCTGAACCTCGGTCGGCTCGACGTGTTCTTCTTCTTGCATGGCGCTGTCCTCCATTTCACGGGCGATCATATCAAATTCACCCCCGTCTTGCATAGAGCGCGCTTCATCAGTCGCAGGCTCAAACTGGATAGGCTCAAAGTCGTTCCGCTTTAGCCATGCCCGCGCCTCTGCGACCGTGTAGAACTGGGTGCGGAAACGGATCGCTTGGATCTCGCTGGTGCCGTCCTTGATGCCGAAGATGTAGTCAACGCCACGGCCACCGCCATTGTTGCGGCGGCGGAAGCTGTCGTACTGGCGAGGATCTTTGATGCGGGCTGCATGCTCATTGGCATACGGGCGCTCACCAGCGGCCCGATCCTCGCTCATGTCTTCCTCGTCGTCATCGTCCTCGACATCCTCGACGATGTCTTCGGCCCAATCATCTCCAGCATCGCCACCCCACAAGGCCCACGCGATACGGCCATTGGACGGGTAGCCCTCTTCGCCGGGGCTGAAACCCTCGGCTTCCTTGTCAACGCGATGTCGGGCGAAGAAACTCCGCATGCGCTTGACCGTGTCCAGCGACAGGTTCTTCCCGTTCACGATGTCACGCGCGCGGGCGATGCCAACCTCGGTGCCACCGCGCCCGAACTCACGCCGCCAATCAAGGCCGCGCTGGGCTTCCTCTTTCATGCCGCCTGTCGGTTCATACGCCATTCGAGTTGTCCTCCACTTGAGCCTCGACAGGCAGCTTGGTGCCGAAAGGCTCATAGGCCATCGACAGGCCGAACTGGGCCGCCATCTCTTTGTCCCGCTGGATCTGGGCAAACGTCTCTTCGGCATCGCGGCCATAGGTCGCCGCAATGTCGGTGTGGCTTATGATGCCGTTCTGCAAGCCGACGACAGCCGCGTTGATCTCCTTCAGCGGGTCAACCCACTGGAAGCCACGCGCACGCCAAGAAATGCCCATTGAGAACTTGTCGAACTTGCCCGGCCCGTTGATCGGGATCAGAGCGAAGTCCATCACATGGGCCATCCAGACGCGGAAGAGCGGATCGATGAAGTGTTCGATGAAGAACCGCTGTTGCGTCTTGTAGAAATCCCGCTCCTCCAGCGCACCCTGCCGCACAGATGAGTAG